TTTTGAAAAAACACCTTCATAAATACTTTTAGCATCAGAAGCAACATAGATAGCTCCAATATAAGAACCTTTGTTTACAAACATTATATCTTCAACGTTTTCATCTTTTTTTGACATCCACGTATTTAAAAAATCAATATAATCAGATGTTAAACTTTCAGAAACTAATATTCCAGAAGTAAAACCTGTTTCAATATTATTTCCATGAAAAGACATAAAATATTTTCCATTTGCAAAAACTAAATCATCACAAACAACAGCTCTTGCCCAACTAACAATCAATTGATTTGTTATAGGAAAATTATAATCCGTTCCAATTATTAAAGGTTTTGTTTCTTTTGTAAAATTTATTCCGTCAGTTGAAGTAGCTAAACCGATTGCTCCCAATTGATTTTGAGATAAATTTAAACCTTCATAAAATAAGTAAAATATTCCTTCTTTATAAATAGGCAATGGACTTCCTAAACTTTCAGAATCCCAATTTCCCAAGCCATCAATATCTAAACAAGTATTTTGAAAAGTCCACGTGATTAAGTCTGTTGAAGTATGAACTTGAATCTTTTTTGGATTATTTGTACTTTCTTCTGTGTACATAAAATAGGCACTACCTACTTTTATAATATATGGATCTTCCGCTGGTGTATTATAAGCAACTCCTTGCTTTATAAAGGTAACACCTCCATCTAAACTTTTTGCAATACACGCTCTTGAATTTAACCCACTTGCTCCAAAATAACCCGTATAACTTATATAATGAATCCCGTCTTCATCAATAAAATAATTTCCTAACTCTCTTATTTTTTCATCATAAGAAGAAACCGCACCACTTACTATTAAAGTTTCTAATGGCTGTAAATAACTGAAATTTAAGTTTTGAGAATTTGTTAATAGTCTTTCAATATAATTTACATCATTACCAATAACCATCCAATCACTACCAACCCCTGGTTCACTATTTGTTCCTGTTGCATTTTGCCACGTAGCACCGTTATAGTTCACGCTTTCATTTACCTTGTATCGCTTTTTTGAATCCCAATTTGGAGTCCTATTCCTTAATGTGATATTTTGAATTGCCATTATATATGTTTTTTAAAATAATTATTTTGCTTTGTGTGTTCTTGTAATAACATATCTTATATTATAAATATCTAAAGTATTATCAGCAACTACTTTTATAACTGCTCCGTTAGCTTCCCATGTACCTAATGTATAACCACTAAAAGTAAAATTAATTGGTCTTTCAATTCCATTTCCTTTTGGAAATGATATAATTCTTTTGTATAAATTAGCTAAATTTACTGGTGTTCCTGCTCCCCCTGTAATATCTAGCCAAATTTCAATAAATGTTGTTCCTGGGCTAGTTGGTTTTGCTATAAAATCAATAGTAACTAAAATACCGTCCCCATTTCTACCAGTTATAACTGTACCATCATAAAAAGTTGTAACATCATCTGGTTTTTGAGTTTCAATAACAGTTGCTTTATTGTTTGGCAAAGATAATGGTGTTGTTGATATTGAAAATGGACTTATCGAATCAAATTCATCGTCAACATAGTCGCCCCATCCCGTTTGATTATCTACGTATGACCTTTGAGCATATATTAGTTTGTTTTCGGGGTCTATATTCGAATAATCGCTTTCTCCTGATAACCTTTCTTTAATATTTAAATTATTTATTCTAACATTTGAACCACTTTCATAATTTATATTTATTGCACCGTCATCTATGAATTCTATATAACTACCTGATGAATTACCTTTAATTCTTTTATTACCATTTAAATTATCAAACTCAATATCTCCAATTACAGGATTACCAACATCAGTACCACCAATAGGAATAAAATCTATTAAATCATTAATTGAAACTTTTATCCAATCAGTAAGCAAAGATGGAATAGAATTACTGCCCGTAATATTTTGGTAAACAAAATCATTATAAACAACAACAGCATTTACTTTATATCGTTGTTTTTCATTCCATGCAGGAGCATCATTTATTAATTTATTTCGTTGTGTTGCCATCTTGTACTTCTGGTTTTGGTATTAACTTATCCTCCTCTTGTTTCTTTTGGAAATTCTCATTCCAATCGCCCATGTTCAAATTTTCAGTTGCTTGTTCTCTTGTGATTAAATCATTTTTCAACATTTCAACAATCGCTTTAACTTCTTTTACTGGGTCAATGTGTGGCATATTCTTACCTATAAATCGACAATTTTTATAACTATCAGTTATCATGTAATTATCAGATTTTAAAGCCTCAATAAATCCGTTTGCTTGTGTCTTATTTGATAAAACTTGAAACTCCAACCACAATGCATAAATCGGTTTATAGAAATCCTCTGCTATTTTCTTACGGTCAATATCAACAATATACCCCCAACCATTTATAGCAGCTCTACTCGCTGAATAATTACTATTGTATTGTTGCATTGCAACCTCTGGAGGCATTCCAATTGATGCACAAATTCCACTAAAAACAGCCTTGTAAAAAATCTCAAAATCATTTCCACCCTCACTTTGATAAGGCTTCAATTTTGCCCCATTAGGCATATTAAAAGTTTGATTTGATGTTGTTTCTGTAATTCTATTTGCTAATCCATCAGCCAAAACTTGGGGAGTATCCGTTGTTTCGTTTAATTCCGTTAACCTTAATTTACGATTTGCAATTTGTTTTAATGGATCTTCGCCCGTAGAATTCTCATCGTGTTCAATTGTGAATACAATATTCGCTCCCTGTTCAGCTTTTGAAACTGAAGCCTCTGTATACCTATCTAGTTTATTAATCTTCTCTAATATGTGAGATATACGGCTAATTCCTCTTGTGTGGTCGATACGGTGTTTTGTTCCGTAAACCATCCAAGCTAAAGTTCGATTTGTTTTTTCTCCTTTAGCTAAAATCCTTTCAACTTTTGTCGTATTATCAGCACCTTTAATATTCACAAAATAGCTAATGTGTTCGCCTCTTGAATTAAATTCAATACCATTTTGCTCATAGTTTTTACGAGCCTCAACTTCATCTAATAATTTAGAATATTCCATTGATGGAGTACAAACATGTTGACCGTCTATAACTTGAACATTAACCCCAAAATTATCTATTCTACAAACTACCAAACAATCACCACCCAAAAAAGCAGTACTAAAACATTCTAAAGCTAATTCATGTAAATTTTTTTGTCGTGAATAATCAGCATATTTCGAATTTGCATAAATTGAAAATCGAGCTTCTGTATTTTTAGGAAACGTAGATAAATCTTGATCGATACCCTCTAATTGCAACACCGTTTTATTAGGTTCGCTTTGAAGTTTTAAACCAGAACCAATTACCCATTTAAAATAACGACCAGTTATAATATTGATACTATCAATTTTCATTTCAGCATCATAAGCTCTTAATCTAATTCGCTTATAATCTGGCATATTTTTAACTACAACACCTAACTCTCCAGGTGTTTTTTCTCCATCCCATCGCTTTGTTATGATAGGATAAGCAATGCCATATTCTGGCTCACTTGTGTATGTTTTATTTTGAGGAACATTTTTAGTTTCTTCACTACCAAACAAAACATTAATTATTTTTTGTACTTTACTCATGTCATTATAGATTACCACTTCTTAATACTGAACATCTACCATTGTATCTGTTTACTAATCTTTGTTTTGCTTTTTCAAGAGCCATAATACCCGCTTCAACATCCTTTAAACTTCTGTATCGTGTTCTCACTTTCATTTGACCGTCATCTAATTGATACTCGTCAAGGTCAGAAGTACCAACCGCATCTAATAATTTCAACTCCATTGCTTCAATCAAATTATTATAGGCTCTTATCCTATCTAATATGGATGTTTTCGTTTCAATATACTGCGATATTGTATAAAATTGGTCGTTCATATAGTATATTTTTTTGAATTTTATACTACAAATGTAAAAAAAAAATCCCTTGAAATTACTTCCAAAGGATTTTTAATCTAACAAACAAAAAAATAAAATATTATAAGTACTTATCTAAACAGTTCAAATGTAATAAATTATTTTTAATTACCATCAACAATATTTACAAAATCCTCCCAAGTCAATTTACTATACTTGCTATCAATACGTCTTAAAATATCAATGTAAATTTCTCGAGCTGCTAATGTATAAACACTAGTATCAAAAAAGTGATTCTTTACATGACTGTTTTTTTTCTTCCATGCAAAACCAACTTCAACACCATCTTTCATAACTGGAACTCTATGCTCACCCTCAAAATGACTAAAATAACTTCGCATCGTGTAATATCCTCCCTCTGGTTGTGGAAAATTCATAAATCCAACTGGTTGAAAACCATCCATTCCTTTTTTAAGTTTCATGTTAGATGCTAAAATATCTTTCAATTGATTAGTTTGTAGTACATACAATTGCCCGACTAACTCCCTGCTCCTTGAAATTACTGGAGTATCTTTTGACAACTTTCTATATTCTCCCTCCTCATATCCTTTTACTCCAACTACGTATGTGTGGTCGATTGATTTAATAAAAGTATAAGCTAATCGAGTAAAGAAACCCGTATCAATAACAGTCAAATCAATATTATATCCATCTCCACTTTCTCCAACAAAAGTCCTATCAATTAATTTTCTTAACTCATCCCAAACACTATTCTTTACTCCAAAATTATAGGTCCACAATTCCCTATCCATGTCTTTTTGTTTTTCTCGTTTAGTCTTATGCCTTGACCTCTCAAATGTTCCAATACTACCATGTTCAATTGCATAAGTAGCACCACCAGAAGTATGTGCAATAACCTCCCAATCCAATCTAACATCTTCTAAATCGGTATCCATGATACCACCTAAATCGCATGACAAAGTAATTATAACTACTTTTCCATTGCCATCATTCTCAATTGTTTTGTCTGGAATAATTCCAACACCATATCCTCGAGTATTATTCATTAACTCATGCACTCGTATAGTTTTTCCTTTTTCTTCCCATACATCAGCTAATTGAGTGTTTATAAATACTTTTAATTTACCCTCATCAATAACACCATCTGGAGGACAGGCATCAAGCCATTGCCTTACAAGTCCAATCCAATTCACAAAACCAGGAGGCAATATCAAAGCATTTACTTTAAAACTTCTATAATTTGGAAATTTAGGTTTTACAGTTGGAATAAACTTCCCTTTTAAATTTAAATCATAACGTTGACGATCATAAATTTTGCCTCCACATTCTTGACATTCATAATGCACACTTTCTTCAATCAATTCTTTATTATCGTCAAGCTCCCATTTTATACCAGCATAAACCCCCTCATCTTTTTTTATCCTCCATAAAATAGGAATATAATTTTTACAATGAGGACAATGCCAATTCCAATAACTCTTATCCCCATCATTCCAAACATCTTCAATATTGCTTTGCCCTTTAATTGTTGGAGTTGAAAAGTAACCTATTTTTTTAGTACTATCATAAGACTTTGTACGAGCCTCAACTAATGCCCTAATTGAACCCTCTTTTTTGTCGTTTCTCGGTGCATCATCGAACTCATCAGCAAACACATACTTGATTGAATAAAATCTTAACTTACTAGGATTATAAGCTATTGATGTCAAAGAACCACCTGCAAATTCTTTTTTACTATCAGTATCTCCAGATTTTTGATTTTTCTTTTTCATAACAGATGGTCTAATCAAATTGCCTAATCCAGAGTTTTGAATTACTGGGTCAAGACGATCTCGAATAGTATCCTTAACTAAAGTTTCATTTCCAGATAAGAACATTATATTACTCGGGTACTCCGATATAAAATAACAAATTCCATTGATAACAACGGAAGTAGTAAGTCCAGATTGTGAACATTTTAAAACACCAAATAAAGCAGTTGGATTCTCTGGTGAATAGCAATCTATAATCTCACGATTATAAGGAGAAACATCATAATTGAAAAGACCTGCAAAGTTTGATTCAGCACTTGTTAAATAAATATTTTCTTCGGACCAATCACTAGGTTTTTTTTTGATAACTCGAAATGAAAATGAATCGTCTATTATCTTATGTAATGATTTTCTAAATAAGTCTTTTATCATAGTTTATTATTTTCGGCTCCACCGTCGAGAGCATGTTAACTTAACCCAATGAGAATAAGGGTTTCTTAAAATTGACTATTTTTTAGTTTCTTGGTACTCATCAATAGCATTATCAATCTCAATTCTAGTGTTTTCTTTTGCATTATCAATCAATTTAGATAACAATAACCTTTGCTGTGTAGTGATTTCAGCTAAATCCTTACGAGTTCCACCAAATCTATCTACTGAAATACGAGCCATATTATCCAATCCAACATCAAAACTCTTAAAAATAGTTTGTACTGTTAACACTATCACTCGATTAACCAACTCAACTGGCAAAAGGTTTCCGGCCCTTTTCTCCAACTCCATTTTTTTAAGTTCGCTTTCACGTTCTCGGAGTTCCATTGTAGCCGTTCTAGTCCTTAAATCAATACTAGCAAATTCCTTTTGAGTCTTTGTCAAACTAGGCTCAACACTTCTAACCCTTTCTTTTTTTTGCGTAGTTTCCTTTTTAGACTCTTTTTTATCATCAATTTTTGTAGAATTTAAAGCCATTTGTTTATCAAAAAACAATTTATTGGTAGCATTTTCAGTATCAATTTTGC